CTGCATTAGTACGGTCTGCCAGTTCAAAGTTATATTCCTGATCGGCTACGGATGCGGTAACATATTCTTTGAAGTTAGCAGGTGTTAATCTGTGGTTCTCCATCATTAACTTATCAATGGTTTCTTTTTTCCTTTGCAGTAAATCACGCTTCGCCTGTGCCTTTGCAAGTCCGGTATAAGCTATCCATCCGGCCAACTTTGCACCGTACTCAGTACAAGCCGCAATGCTTTCCAACGTTTGCGGGGTTACGGCCTGAAGCTGTGTATTGATTTCGGTAATGCTTAACTGATTCATTTTAATGTTACTGCTATTGATGTGGTGGATGTTTTTACCGGAGGATACATTTTAATGACCTCACCTGAATCGGCATTGACTACCTCAATACCTTCGGCCGGCAATACCTTTAAATGAGCCTCAACTGCTTTCTGCTTATCCTTTAATTCAGTAATTTGATTTTCCAACATCTGCCAGTTCGGATCGCCACATTTAGAATAATCGTACTTAACGCCGGTCTCTTTGATTTCCATCTTTGATCCATTAAATTGAAAGGACTTACCATGCTTCATGCCTTCGGTTAATACGGCATCTTTATACCGGCTATTAGCCGTCAGCATCTTAATAAAGTCTTCCATTGCCTTTACCTGATAATGGATATCCAGCGGGTTAAGGTCACCGGCATCAATCGCTTCGACTATCTGAATAGCCAGTTCTTCCCGGTTTGCCTTATTTACGGCGAAGGCTGCCATGCTTTCTGTGGTTTGTAATTGTTGCATAATTATTGGTTTATTGGTTTGTGATTTCGTTAATACGTTTCTCTATTTTGATAAGGTCGGCCATTGCGGATGCGTCATTAATTGACCTTTGAGCGGATGCGCGTTTCATGGCATCGGTAATATCCTGACATTTAAGAATCAGTTTGCTTTTATAGTCCGTTAAGTCCTCTTTGCCATGTGTATTGGTAGCGTCTGCATCCTTACTGTCATCCAGTAGAAATAATCCCGATAAGGCATACTTCCGTGCATATGATGAAGATGCACCAAAGCATTGAGCCGCTGACATTCCTTTTGTATTTAAGTCTACACCTGCCTGAGCAGTTACCTTTATACCATCTTTGAAATCTGGGAATAATAATGTTGCGGTAGTTTCTATAAATATAACTGAGCCAACCTCTTTAATCTCATCAGATAATTTTAATACGCATTCGTATTTTTTAAGTAAAGGTTTAAGAGCCTCCAGAATTTCCTCTGCGTTTCTGTAATAATATTTACCAAAAGAATTAAATTGACCTTTAGGTACTTTTAAATCAGATTGTATTTGTATTAATTGTTTCATAATATTTAAAGTTTGTTTTATTTGGGTTTTTGTTTTGTAACATTGCTCTTAATGTAGAATAATTCATGTTTAGCAATATTGCAACTTCTTTAGCGCAATCATATATTTCTCCAGTTTTAATATTTATTACTTTTTTTGCTTTATTATTTTTCCCTAATAATTGCATACCCTTTATTTTATCTGATATAATTTTTCGTGTTTCTTCAGTATGTTTTTTACCTTTAAAATATGCATTGCCATAAGCGGGATTATCTTTCCCATATTTAATTCTTTTTTTAATATGCTCAGGAGATTGTTTTTTGCCTTTAATATAACTTAATAATTTATCTTTTTGTTCTTTGGATAACTTTTTACCTTTATGAATTTTTGACATTTTTAATAAAGTTTCTTTTGAAAAAGATTTTATTTTATCTCCTTTCAATGGTATTTTTAAATTAAGATTATATCTATGTAATACATTATGTTTTATGCACCAATACCTTTCCTTTTCTAATAAATTGTCTTTATTGCATAGCTCAAGTATTATAAACCTATGGTTCTTGTAACCATATTTATTTATTGAATTTCTAATTTTATGCTGCTCCTTAATTCTCAGGTATTTGTATTGTTTAATTCTTCTTTCAATATTTATTGAACTCCCAACATATTTGGCATTTACTGGATTTATTATCATGTAAACTCCTACCATATCGCAAACTTAAGGATATATCTTCAGGTTTCCAAATAAACAAAGCTGTTGAATTGGTTTTTAGGAGCTTTCAGCTCCGATTGAATGTTAATAAGCTGTTTCATTTGATATGTTTGAAAATTCTAAAATACCTGCTTTCTTACCTGCATAAAAGATATCGGTCATAAGATATGCAATACGTTCACTATCAAAAGAAAATCTCATCTTTTTGTAATCAGTATCAGTATTCTCAATTGAAATGATGGTAAAGGAATGTAACATATTCTTATCGGCAATATCCTGATATTCTTTTATGTTTTCAGGATGTGTAAGAATAAAATCAGTAATAATCATTTTTTACGTTTTAATGGGTGGCGCACCCGGTTATTGTTAATGTCGTTTAAATAATCCTGAAACTGAACTTCTATGGCGAAGAAGATAATCAGGGCAAATATGGCTATTATTATCATATCTCGTCTGTAAATAGGTTATAAAGTGAAAGCGAGATTATCAATAAACATACGATCAAAAGTATCAGCATCATTGTTTTTCTCGTTTAATAGTGAAATAATAGCTTGTAACAGGTCATTGTATCTGGACTGATCAAATGTCATGGATTCAGCGCGGGGCATGGTAAATCCCTGATAAATCAATTTACCGGCAGGCGTTTCAGATACGTGAAGCGTGATGGATGGGTAAGTACCTTTGCCGTCAAAGGTTGGCCAGAATGTCTTTGCATCAGGGTAAAACTGAATGTCGAAAGTTTGAAGTTGCATGGTTTTAGGTTTAATTGTGAATTAATAGTGTAAAGCTATACCATTGTTTTCAACATTCCAAATATTTTTTTATCTTTTTTTAAATTATTTGTATTAACTAAAATACTTTTATATTATGGCAGCCTCCACATTTAGTCACAAACTAAATAAATTAGCCGAAATACTGGAGGCCGAATACTCAACACCCAAATTCAGAGAGTGTACGGATAAGAATAAAGAATACGACAAAAGTCGCTATCTTTACATTTGGTACGCATTTAACAGCTTAAATACCCCAAGAATAGTAATCCGGGATACATTGCCATGCTACGGATACGGCAAAACAATATACCAGGTAATCAGACGAATGTATTTAAGACGAAAGGATAAAGAATTGATATTAGAAATAAATCACATTAAGCGGTTGTATGGCTTATGATAAAGATGAAATATTAAGTAAGTGTTTAAAGGCAATAGAGGAGCATAAATGCACTACTTTTGACGAAATGAGCCTTTATGTTGAGCCGACAATAAAATGTTTATATGATTGGAAATTTCATGAATGTGAGGATATAAAAGGTGCAATAGCAAAACAAAAGGTTATAGCTAAAAGCCGAATGAAGAAAAACTGGCAAAGCCAAGAGGCGGCACCGGCATTGCAAATAGCAGCATTTAAGCTGATGGCAGATGAAGATGAATTTAATAAGCTGATTACTAATAAAAGCGATGTAAAAGCCGATGTAAACATTCCACAACTCAAACAAGTTATTATTACCCCTAATGGCAGTACCGAGCAAAGTAATATGGCCGACGCATCAAGCATATAAAGACGGGGCGCAAATAATATGTAATGAAGGCGGCAGTCGGTCCGGTAAATCATATTCAACTATTCAGATACTTGTCAGCATTGCAACTACACAAAATAATAAACGAATATCAATAGTATCTCATTCGCTTCCACACATCAAACGTGGTGCATTTAGGGATTTACAACAGGTTTTAAGGGATACGGGCAATTGGTATGAAGAATGGATGCGATGGACTGACTTTGTTTATTCATTTCCAAATGGATCTTACATTGAATTATTCGGCCTTGAAGATGAAGGCAAAGCACGTGGACCGGGTAGAGATATTCTATTTATAAATGAAGCTAACCTAATCAGTAAGCTATTATTTGACCAGTTGGCCATGCGGACAACCGGTACCATCTTTATGGACTGGAATCCGGCTGAGTTCAGATCATGGGTATATGATATTGCCGACAACCCTAAAAACATAAAGATCCATAGTACTTATGTAGACAATATCCACAACTTAAGCCAGCAGCAAATTGATTACATTGAAAGTTATAAAGATTTGCCCGATGATTTTATGTGGAAGGTATATGGGTTAGGGGAAAGGGGAGCGGCAAAAGAATTGATATACACCAACTGGAAGATAGTGAGCGAACTACCGGGCAAAGGTACTGTATTTTATGGCCTCGACTTTGGTTATACTGTACCTACTGCTCTCGTAAAGATAGAACATTATGAAGGTGCAAATTATGTAGAAGAAATGCTTTATTTGCCTAAGTTGACAATTTCAGACCTTATAAACAAATTAAAGGGTTTAAATTTGACAAGGAGCGATGAGATATTTTGTGATGCAGCCGAGCCGAAAACAATAGAAGAGCTTAGTCGGAATAACTTTAACTGCAAACCAGCCGACAAAGATGTATGGGCCGGCATCATGAAGGTAAAATCACATCCTTTGCATATTGTACATAATAGCAACAATCTGAAAGCAGAGTTGCAATCGTACAAATGGAAGACTGATAAGGATGGCAATATAGCAAGTGATGAAAGTCCTGTAAAGGAGAATGATCACTTATTGGATGCAATGAGATATGGCATCTTTACTAAACTTACAACAAAATCACCCAGTTGGGTAGCATTCTAATGAGTTGGATAAATAAACTTTTAGGCATTGAAAAGATACAGAAAAAAGCAATGTCATTTCCAGGTGTTTATGTAGGCGCGCCAATAAGCTTTTTTAAATGGGATCGTGACCAGAATGCTTACGATAATAATGACACGGTTTATACGGTTGTCAAAAAGATAGGGCGCAAAGCTGCAACCGTGCCCATTTATAGCTACTTGCCAAAGAATCAAACCACATTAAAGCGTTATAAACATTCACCAGTTAATAACGTACAACGTTACCAAATAGACCGGATAAAGGCATTGGATGAAGTTGTAAGCAATTCAGCATTAAGTAACCTGATTAATAACCCTAACCCTACACAAGGGGCCGATGCATTCTTTGAGGGTGTATTTAGCTTTTATGCTTTAAATGGTGAGGCGTTTATCTGGCTTAATCGTGGCGGCATTGAAGATGGTGAGGTGTTAGAGATGTACTTAATCCCGCCGGATAAAGTTGAATTAGTGCCCTCTCCAAATGATTTATATGGTGTTTTGGGTTACATATTGGATATAAACGGAAAGCTTATATCTATACCTAAATCGGACATAATACACTGGAAAACATTTAACCCAAATTTTGATGTTGTTGACCGTAGCCATTTACGTGGCTTTAATCCAATGCGGCCATTAAAGCGTAGGTTACAACAAGATAATGATGCGATGGAGGCGGCAGTTGCAATGTTTCAAAATGGCGGTGCAAAGGGGGTATTGACAAATGAGACATTGGATAATTTAACGCCAGAGCAGGCCGGGCAATTAAAGGCGGTTATTGACAATAAGATAAATAACACGGCCATGAAGGCGGCGGTGGCTACTCTACAGGGCAAATGGGAGTTTTTAAATATAGGCAAGGATAGTGTTGATATGCAGCTATTAGATAGCCAGGATAAGACGATGGAGCGTATCGCAATGGCATTGGGTGTAGATCCTGACATATTAGTACCGGGTCAATCATTTAGTAACAAAGAATGGGCGCAAAAGAAGTTTGTGACCGATCTTATCATGCCGATGTGTAATAGCTTACGTGATGAACTAAATCGGGTATTAGTGCCATCCTTTGGCAGCCGTGAGTATTTAGATTATGATTTCAGTACATTACCCGAACTGCAGGATGATTATTCTAAAATGTCAACGGTGTACAATGGCATGTTTGACAGAGGCACGATAAATGGTAATGAATATCGCAAGTTGTTAGGTTTTGAAGCTACTGCTATACCAATGCATGAGCGGTATTTAATTACTGGAAATTACGGATTAATAGAGGATGTGGATGTACCTGAAGAAGATATAAACAATGACAACAGCGGAGAATACAACGATTATATGGCTTAGGGGGTATGGATGGTATTTTGTGCAAATGGACTATTTCAGCGCCAATATAAACGTGCCGGCCATAAGCTTTTTTAGGGAATGTTTTGAG